GTTGTTTACTTTAGACGGACTGACGATTCAACTAGTGGAACTTTTTATCACGGTTGTTCTGGTAGCCACACTTTAAATACAAATGCATCCGTTAATACTAACCCATACTTTAAATCTCAGAGTTACAGTAGTTTCGTCCAAGATAGGTGGTATGTGTCTATAGGTTACATCCAGCCATACCAGTCATCAGGCACTACTAATAGTGTTAGGGGAGGAATTTACGACTGCACAACAGGCAAAAAGGTTTTTGCTTCGACCGACTTTATGATGAAGAGTGGTTCTACTACTCAGCAACATAGAACTTACTTATATTACAGCACTGACACATCTACCTCTATAGATTTCTATGGGCCACGTTTTGAAGAAGTAAATGGTAATGAACCTTCAACTCAAGAGCTTGTAAACAAAGGTATAGATGGATTAGCTGCTATGTCTTTCCATAGCAAGTATGACCCAGAAGCTCTAAGCCAGTTAACTGAGTCGAGTGATGCTAACGATGATAAGCTCTTACTTTGGGACAAATCCGCTTCTGAGTGGAAATACATGAGGTTGGATGACCTCCAAGACAGTATTGATAATAATACCACCTATTCAGTAGGAGATGGTGGTTTAACTCAAAAGAATTTCACGACTACTCTCAAGTCTAAGCTCGATGGCATTGAATCTTCTGCTGATGTTACTGACACGACTAATGTCGTAGCCGCTTTAACGGCTGGATCTAATGTTAGTATCGCTAGTAACGGAACTATCTCCGCTACAAATACGAACACTCAACTTTCTAACGAGCAAGTTCAAGACATTGTAGGCGCGATGGTAGCCAGTAACTCCGAGAGTGGAATTACTGTTACTTATCAAGACGGGGACGGCACACTTGATTTCAGTGTTGCTTCTCAGACTGATCAGAACTTTACCAACGCCGACCATACCAAACTAAATGGTATCGAGACTGGAGCTACAGCAGACCAAACAGCAGCGGAGATACTCGCAGCTATTAAGACCGTTGATGTGAACGGCACTTCGGGGGTTAATGCAGGGACATTTGATGGTTTACAATTACACTCAGGCCGCAACAACGAAGCAAACAAGGTTGTTAGAACGCAGGGGAATGGTTACATAGAAGCTGGTTGGATCAACACAACTTCTGGTGATGTTGGTAGTGCAATACCTTCTCGTATTTACACTAATAATAGTGTCTCTGGTGATGCTTTTGTAAGGTATGCCGACCTATCAAGTTTCCGTTCTTTGATGAACGTCTCTGCTAAAGCAACCTATCAAGGTAGGGAGCAAAGCACCTCTGATACCAACTATTGGGTTGGGACAATGGGTTGGGGTTCAACTGATTTTGATACTATTTGGCACTATGGATCAGGTCATATTGAGAGCTGGAGCAACCCAACAAACGCACCATCAACAGAAACATCTCATTGGACGGGGCATCAATCGCTGCACTACACTAATGGCAGCACCCAAGTTTACGGACATCAATTAGTAGTTGGAGCAGGTAATCCTGCTTGGTGCTACCTAAGAGGGAGGTGGGGAACCTCGGCTACTTCTTGGGCAAAAATGTGGAACTCACTCAACGATGGATCTGGTTCTGGTTTAGATGCCGATAAACTTGATGGTCTTCAAGGGAGTTCATTCTTAAGAAGTGATGCTACAGATACAGCAACTGGATCTATAACCTTATCTAATGCAAATAACCATTACTCGGGCCATCATTATTTTGACTCTTATGATTCAAGCGGTAATCACTACCCTCATTATTTGAACGGGTCATCTGGTTCGGCAAAGGTAAACATTAGAGTTTATAATGCTGGGGGAGGTTCGTATGATATTCTCTATTTTGCTGCTGGAAGCAACAATCCGACATGGCGTGGCAATAAGATATGGAACGCTGCTAATGATGGATCTGGTTCTGGTTTAGATGCTGATAAACTTGATGGCCTACACGCTTCTTCTTTCAATCAGGTAATCGGAACCGACTCTGATATTAACACTTCGGGTGCTACGGTTGTAGATCAGTTGAATATGACAGATGGTGTGATTCAATCACACAGCACACGAACACTGACCCTTGCAGATCTTGGTTACACCGGAGCTACAAATGCTAACTACATAACCAATAACAACCAGCTTACCAACGGTGCTGGATATGTCACTACGGATACCAACACCACATACTCCGCTGGTAGGGGATTAGATCTTAGTGGAACTGAATTCCAATTAGAGACAGACCTAAGAGATAGTATTAGCTACATTGGTTACGATAGTAATGACTACCTTCAGTGGTCAAATAACAGTTATGTTAGAGCGGTAGTCTCTGGATCAGAGAGGTTTAGGGTTAACACTTCTGGCATTGATGTTACGGGAACCGCTACTGCTAATGCATTTAGAACTGATACGGGTAACACTGATTATAACGTAATCAGTAGGAATAGCACTAGCACCACTTTATGGGTTCAAGCGGCTCAATCAGGAAGTATTCAAGGCATCGCATCATTTAGATATGGGTCGGCTACTGTCAACCAAGGAACTGAAGTATGCGCGATCAGAAGAAACTCAAGTTACTTCATTAACACGAAACTTGGAGTCGGAACAAATAATCCTCAAAAAACCCTAGACGTTTCTGGAGATGTGGGTGTTGCTGGGAATGTTGAATTCTCAAGTTCTTCTAACGGTGTAATATTAAAATCCCCTAACGGATATAAGTGGCGTGTTACCGTAAATAATAGTGGTATGATCAGCACAACTAATGTTTCCTAAAACTATATTAACAAATTAATTAACAAACAAAACCAATGGCTATACCAAGACAAACTCCGTTTACCGTTCCACCCACACCAGAAAAAACTTTTGATTCTGTGTGGATTAAAAACATTAATATTCACTGTCCTCAGATTAATCAGGCGGGGAATACCGATGGACATATTACCCTTGAATTAGCGCCTTACGATAGTTCAGAAGGTTCCGAGTCAATTTATATTTCTTCGGACACGGAGGGTATCGAAACTTTAACTGTTCCTAACCCCCCTTACGCGAACAAATCTTTTTGGGACGCAGTCAACGAGGTTCCCGAAGTTGGGGCAGCGATGGGTGCAATTGTTGCTGCAGTAGCCCCACTTAGAGCGTGGATCGAAGAACAACAACAAGAGTTCTTGGATCAGCAAGAAGAGTCTTCCGAATAAGATTTTTTTTAAAAGCCTTGAAAAACGTGAGGGGCGACTTTATTTTAATCAGATATGACAATTGAATTCACCGAAGAAGAAAGAAATGGTATTATCCAACTCATCGACCTTGCCGTAAAGAACCCCGTAGCAGGGGGTCTGAAGGTGTCCCAAGCTGCGAGTTTCCTCGCGCAAAAGTTTGCTGACCCCCTCCCCCCACAAGGGGAGCAAGTAGATGCAGAGCCTAAAATTGAAGAATCGTAATGCCTATACAGAGGAATCAGCCCAGCCCTCAGAGGCAGACTGTCCTCACATTCGTATCTCCGAATGTGCAGGATTTGTTGTTCTTTGAAACTGTTGATGCCCAGAGGGTTGGGAAGAAACCTCCTGCATACGGAACCGCGCATCCTGACACGGTAAACTTTCCTGATCATACCCTAGCGTATGTGAAGCAAGCTGACCCTAATGGTCAGTTTTATTATTACTATTACGCAAACACGAGAACTTCTCAGGATGATTATAATTTTGAGTATTCTCAATCTAGCTTGGGTCAGACCAAGTTTGATACTGTAGTAAGGACATATATCAGCTTACGCTCTTCGTTTACAGAAGACGATAGCACAGTTGTGGCGGGTTCCCCGATGCCTACCTCCCCCGCCGCCGCTAACTTTACTGGAAAAGGTTATGTGCTGATGGGTCGCCAGCAGAAAAGAATTGGTGACCGCGAGTTGGATGGAATCTTTGTTGTAGAACAAAGAACCTATTTTGTTCGGGCTACTATTGAGACTCTCAAGTGGGATGATCTATCTCACCGAAATCTCAAAAGCGCCTTGAAGTATTACTACACGGGAGAAATACCAACTGGTCAACCTACGGGGCAAACAAAAACAATTGATGAACTTATACTAGACCCCGATAATGCTTGGTGGAGTACGACACTCGTAACCCACGATGCAGAGTCTAATTTAAAAGTTGCTGCTTACAGAGAAGGAAGACAGATATCCACTGATTGGTATGAAGTTGTAAAGCAAGAAACTATTGCTGGTGTGGGCGCTGGTAACACGCTTCTAGTGGATGAGTATTTTACCAGCATGGATCACACGTTCCCACCTGTTTTAGAGAGTATAAATGTTATTGGTTACGAGCGACATGATGGTCAGGTATTAGCTTTCCCTGAGTATCACATGAACCCCGAAGCATATAGAGGTCCGTGTAAGACTAAAGTAACCGTTCAGTATTCCCCCTCTAAGTTCACTGGAGTAGAAGCAAAAGCAATGGTCCCACAATCATTCACTTTTGGAACTCCTTACGTCCGTATTTCCGTACCCCCGTGCCTAATGAATGGTGGCTTTGTTAGATGCACAACTGGAACAGTAGATCCAGTTTACAAATACACCATATACAATAAACAGTTACCTGTTACTACACCACCTAATTTAAACCAAATAGCTGCCACAGGTCTTGTTGCTAGAGATAAACAAGAACCTTCTAGGGGTGGTTATGTGAGAACTACTTGGACGGTGTTTCCACCGAAATTTTAGTTATGGCTAGAGAAGGATTCTTTCAAAAAATTAAGAACTTCCTCTTTGGAGAAAGTGAGGAAGCTATTACTGAGTTCTCGCAGCCCGAAGAAGCAGATGTTTCTATTCAAGACGCTGAGATTTCAGAGATTCCTTCTTTTAAGTTTTCTCCAACGACAGAAGGAACATCAGATGCCCCCGCTGAATTTTATACTCATAGAGTGGATGTGGGCAGGGAAGCCCCACCGATTCCCGAGCAGTATCGAGTAGAACATGAACCTTACCGATACGAACCAGACGGGGATAAGAGGGTGTGTATTTCAAAAGCACACTTATATGAGATGCACCCTAAAAGTAATCTTTGTGTGGAGAAACACGCATTAGAACCTTTAACAATAAAAGCGAGTCGAGAGTGTGTTATCTATTCAGAATTCAATACTGACGAGCAGGGAAAAGTAATCGCAGACCCCGATAACCCAGATGGTGCGTTGTATAGATTAGCGAAGAGTAAGGAGTTACCGGATTCTGTTCAGTTTGAACTACCAGATGAAAGTGGATATAATGGTAAAGAAGGAAAATACTCTGTCCCCATTGTTTGGGTAAAAGATGGAAAGCTTTATCGTCACCAGTGGAATGAAGAGAAAGACGGCAGGGAAGCTAGGTTGTATGGGAGTCTAGAAGGAATTAGAGGGCCGCTCCATTGGCACAGGGGGTATAATAAAATTAAAAACTTGGGGGCGGGTAAAAATGTTTACAAGAAATATGTCCGACAAGATAAAGACGAAAAAGAATTTAGGAGTATCAATGAACGGTCGCAGTCCGGCCTTTCATCTCCATTTACAGGAGACCCACAAGTAAAAGTAAAATATAACGATGCTCAAGCAGCGGCCACTGAAATTCATGTCACGGGGAATGAATTCAACAAGCATTGGAAAATAGATGGTAAGGGTGTTGCGGTTGTCGAAGACGGACTCGTTACCTGTTTAAATGACCTCACTTGTGTAGAACTTAACAAGACTACTGTTCTATCAGCCGCATCAGGAACCACCACTGTTTTAACTGCAGGGTCTACAACTTCTGTGGCTCAGATGCCTACTGAAGCTCAAGTTACAGCGGTCTTGACTAGTTCGGGAACGGTCACCGTAGCACTAGAACCCACCAACAGCAACATGGCTACTGTCGTATCGGCTGGGGCAGTAACCACTGCTGCAGCTCCAGTTACGTCTGGGAATAAGACTGAAGTTCATGGAGTTGATGAGACTACATATAAACTTGCTTGTATCCCCGTCACAACAGGTAATTTTACTTCAGTCTCTGGGGTGGCTACAACCACAACTGTAGCGGCTGGTGTTACAACGGGTAACATGACTTCAGTTCTATCTTCCGATGGGACCACTCCTGTTGCATTGGCCCCTGATTCGTCAACCGACATGGTCACTGATGTTTGGCGTGGGGGAGCTGCTTCTGCGGGGGGCGGTATGACCGCTGTTAAAGTAGCGGGTTGTGGGACAACTGACAGTAATGGTAATTACTCGCAAGGTGATTGTGTTTGGGTTTTGGGTGTTGCCGCAACAGGACAATATGCAACTAATCCTCCGACATTCCCAACTTTAATTACGGGAGCCAGCGTTACGAGCGTTGTTAAAACACTTAGCACCACTAATGTGGTAGATGCGGGAAGTCCCGTAAGCGTAGTACAATCTGTCCCAACAACTACGGTTCTCAATACGGCAACCCCTGTAGATGTTGTGCAATCTATTCCAACAACAACTTTTGTTTCAGAAGTTACAACCGTCACATCGAATGTTGTTACTTCTACTACAGGAGTAAGTGTGCTTTCTTCCAGTTCAACAGTATCTGTTGTAGCTAGTTTGCCTACTTCTGAAGTAGCTACGGCAGGAAACACCGTAAATGTTGTAAAAGACTTGAACCCTGTAGATGTGGTTACCTCAACAAATACTACGGAAGTTCTAACGACAGGGACAACTGTAGAAGTTTACGCCCCCACAGGGAGTCTTAGTGAACCGATTAAGGTAGTTGAATGTCCCCAAAGTAGCTTGTGTCCAGAGCCAGAGTAAGGCCCATACCTTGACTAAAGGCTCTTTTTCCATTAAAGTAGGGTATGGCTACCCTTACCGTAGCGGGAGTTGAAGAAGCCCTGTCTAAGTTTAAATCTGTTGGTTCCTCGTTTATACAGGAACTTAATCTAGTATTGCCTCGTTTGTATGCAATGGGGATGTGGCGTGATCTCTTGTATGAGACCACTATATCTACTACAGACGGTAATTTTACGCTGCCTGATGATGCGGAGGCAATTGTCTCGGCTCTTATGGACAACGATCCTGTTAAAGCACAAAGTCAATTCCATGATTACAGGATCACCGGAAGAAACAGAGAAGGAATTACTTTAGCTGGTTTCGGTATTATTGATGATGGTCTTGTTCCCACAGTGAATGAACTAGAAGCTGGTAAAACTTATAATCTTCATGTTGTGCCTGTTGAGCCTCAACAATCTATTCCTAGAACTAGTAACAATTTTATTACTGTGACGGGACTAAACAGTAGCTCTTATATTCAGACCTATACCCCCACTTTTACTACGGCGGCTGCTTATACTTCTTCTCCTACCGTGTTTACTGATGTTACAGAAATTAGGAATGGGGATTCTTCCCTTAAAGACCCAGTGAAGATTGTAGCTATTAATGCGAATGATATTTCAGATAGGCTTGAATTAGGAACTGTTCAAGAAGCGAATAAAGTAAATGCGTATCGAAGATATAGGATATCAAACAGTTCTTCAGTTAAGAAGACAATGCGTGTTTTAGTGAAACGAAAGTTCAAACAGCTCATTAACTCTTACGACACGGTTAGGCCGAGCAATCTTAATGCTATTAAACACGGTCTTCTCGGTAGTGTAGCAGAAGAAAATGCAGATCTTGAACGCGCCAATTACCATTGGAACGTGTGCAAAAAATTACTCGATGAAGAGTTGGATGCGTATCGAGGAGAAGCCAAACCTGTTTTAAAATTTGATCCAAGTGGATCAGGATCAAGAATACCTAACTTACTATAAACTATGATTAATTACATTCTAGAAAACCGCGATAGTCTTATTTCAGTTGCCACTGCTGTGGTGGCTGCGGCATCCGCAATTTGTGCCTTAACTCCCACACCTAAAGATGATGGGCTTGTGAGAAAGCTCTACATCATACTTGAATGGGCGGCGTTAAATATCGGAAAAGCGAAGAAATAAAATGATTCGCGCCATCGCTGCCGCACTCGAGGCTTATGTTCTATACATAAAACTAAAACACAGAAAATACGTTTATGAACTGGAAGACGAGATTGATGAGCTTGCTGCCGATGGTAGCCCTGCTGCAAAGTTGCGGCTGGAGCGGGTTGCAAAACGACTCCACCGCGAACTCAAGCGCACTGTATGATCCTCCTACAATCACTCTAATAGAAGGAACTCAATACCATTTTGTAGAGGGGGTGTTGACGGGTAGAGAAGATCACAAATTTCACAGCGATTACACTTACCGGAGAGCAATTATAATTGGGAACAAATGAACTCTTCTAAACTAATCGACACCCTCTTAGGGACTTTAACCCCAACCATAGCCGTAGCCGCATCTATGCAAGAGCAAATGGAGTATTGGCTCCGAGTAATATCTTTAATACTAGGCATCGCAGTAGCTGCGGTATCTTTATATAGGTTAATTTTTAAGTATAAAAAATGATTGGTTTAGCTATAGGTCATTCAAGGAGAGGAGATAGTGGCGCTTACACAGTTGGGAAGCCCAGCGTTAGTGAACACACATTCAACACCGAATTGATTTCGTTAGTTACACCGAAACTAAAAGTTCCATATAAAGTATATGACGATTACAAAGCTTCCAGTTATGTCGGGGCTATGAATTACGTCTCTCGTAATATGAAGAAAGACGGAGTTAACGCATGTATTGAATTACATTTTAATTCGGCTAGTCCCAAAGCAACAGGACATGAATGGCTTTATTGGGAAACTAGCAGGGGAGGGAAAAAATTAGCTTTGAAATTAAAGGAAGCAATGGACGAAGCGTATCCTAATTTAGCGTCTCGTGGCATCAAAGCAAGGGGTAAGGGATCAAGAGGTGCTATGTTTCTCCGTAAGACTCCTTGTTATGCTTGTATCGCAGAGCCGTTCTTTGGATCTAGTCAATCTGATGTGGATCTAATACAATCAGATTTAGATAAATTAGCCTCAGTTTATGCCGAAGGAATAAATAAATTCTATGCAAAATGACTATACCCAAAAGTATAAGGGTAGCGGGGCAAACAATTAAGATTCGTTTTTCAGATCTTAGTGACGAGGACTTGTATGGGTACTACAGTCACGAACGAAAGATTATTTTTATTTCCGAACATTTAGAAGGAAAAGCCCTTTTAAGCACTGTTCGCCATGAGTTGATGGAAGCATCACTGTGCCTATCGGGGGTGGGGTTTTGCGAGACCTTTGAACAGGAAGCTGTGGTGCGGTGTATGGATGAAGTCTTCTTCCCTGCCTACGAGCGTTTTTTAAAACGAGTAGGGACGGATGAGTAGAAAGAAATTACCAAAACATTTCAAAAGATCCAACGGTATGTTGGTCTTTACGCCCACTAGTGACCATGTCAAAGAGGCTTTTGAGAGGAGTGAAAAGCTGGGAGTCTTGCCCAATTCTTTTACTAGAGGAGCCGGACGTATGACTGGTTTCTTGGGGGAGGTTGCTTTTGAATGTTTATATCCCCAAGCTATTTATGAGGGAGATGAATCTTTTAAACACGATTATGTTCTAGGTAACCGAACAATAGACATTAAATCAAAAAGCTGCGCTGGGGTTCCTCAACCCCACTACACAGCTTCTGTTAATTGTCCCGAAGGAAAAAAGTTATCCGCCAAAGCTTATTTCTTCGTTCGTGTCCGTAAAGATTTCCAGAAAGCTTGGCTTCTTGGTTGGGCTACATCACTCACTATTCGTAGAAAAGCTGAATACAAACTTCGGGGGGAACCCGATGAATACGGTTTTACTTACAAAGTGGATGGGTATCATTTGCCAATTGCAGCTCTTAGAAAGGCTGGTTCTCTAAAGTGACCTCTTCATAATCAATATCGAAAGGTGATGTAACATCTATTATCCAGATCTTACCACTACCTTTACCAACAGATTTTATGGGTCGAGTCGTTTTACTATGCTTACCCACATCTTCCAAATGTGACAATCCGTTGCGTATGAAGTCTATCTTATTAGAAGCCCCCAGAGGTCGCCCCCCATTGTATGAGTGTAATGCGACTTGAAGTTCTAGAATCGTCCCCCGCCACGAAGCCATCTTCTCGTTTTGTTCTCTACACGCTTTCGCAAAAAAGTCTATCAGTTCCGATACTTGAGATCTGCTAGAGTTATCGAAGGCAGCATAGGAAATACTCTTGTCTATAAAGCTCTTAATACCGAATCGGTCATCATCCTGTATCTCTACAGGGGGCTTCCAATCCATCAGCCACTTAGCAAAGTGGGGTAGTTCTTGCTCAATGATGCTTTCTAAGTCTTCCTTTTTAGGGAAAGCAAATGGCTTTTTACAAACTTTGAATGCCATTAGTTTATCTTTATTACTAGAGTCCATCGTTGGCAGCACACTCATTGAGTTCGGATCATCATTAAGACTAACTATAATCCTACCCGCCCAAGGAAGTGTTACGGCATCTGCGTATTTTGCCATGAATTCAATCCTTGGATTAGCAACCCCCCTCTTTATAAGCTCCGTTGCTTTCCGTTGGTCTTGGAACGATGCCGCACTGACTGTATCATCGATGACCCAACAAGCGGCTCTACCTAGATCTTTGTTAAACTTTGTTCCACCAGACAGGTAGTCACTCGCATCAGCGAAACCCCCCACAAGAGCAGCTATTATCTTGTTTGATAAAAGAGTTTTACCCCTCTTCGCTGGTCCCACTAGAATACAGGCTTGTCCTTGATCCTCTTTGTTGTTGTAGAATGCTTTGTAATACCGCTGCAACCACCCAAAGAAATAATACTTACTACGAATATTAGTTGAGTCTTCAAAGAATTGATCAAAAAATTTATTTAAGAAGGGCCAAGTATTTATGTCTCCATCTGCAGCGGGTTCGATGGGACATACTGTTGCTGAGTTAAGGATCTGTAAACCGTTGTAAGATACAATCCTTTCATTCCGCCGAAATACAACCGGAGCTATTTCATCAATCCTATTTGTATTACTGATTAGGACAATGGCAGCTTCGACTTCGGAGACATTCTCTCCTTTTTTTGGTCTACCCCCTTTAAATCCTCGCTGCCTCAACTCTAATACTAGTTGATCTCTGGGTATGGGTTTAGCTGTCCCATCAAGCTGTTTAAAGAATTGTCTTCCATTGAACCAATACTCATCGAGTAGATCCCCCATTTTCTGTTCCTCAAAGTCTTTAACAAAATCGGGGCCAAAAATATCTCTCCAAGTTTTCCAAGCGAGATCCCGATCTGAATACACGACCATCCCATCTTCAAATACCTGACACCCCTCTCGATCAATACCGTCATCGATCCAAAATAATGGTCCTCGTGAACCGACTTCAAAATCTCCTATCCATCTGTTTGGGAATTTTTTCTCAACCTCTTCGGCAATAATTTCAATCGGAATAGATGTGTCTTTTGATTCTGGTGGTTTTTCTTGGGCTGCTTTAAACAAAGCTGTTTGAACTATAGAGCTAGGGATCTTCCCACCCATGTTTACCCATTCTGTTCCGATCTCCATTAACTGAGAAGGAGACTCTGATTTTTTATCATATCCCGCAAAGATTTTATGATATTGCAGCGTCTGCTTTAGATACTTAAAGAAAGGAGTCACCAATGTGTGGTGAATCGAAAGCGTTTCCTCTAGCTCAAAAAACAACCTTATGTAACCACTGTATGTCCGACAATACCAAGCTGGTAGAGCTTTAGGGCATTTCGCTGTAATGATGTCTTTTACATTAGGCCAATCAGGGGGAGCGTCGAAGTCTGCTGGGATTGAATGGATTTTACATATTTTGTTTTCTCCTTCGATCCTTGCGTTGGGGTTAATTCCTTCAAAGCCTGTTAAGAATGCGTGATCCGTATCACTTTTAGCACACCACTCTCGGTATAAAGCTTTGGATTTAAAAGGTGGTATAGGTTTTACATCGATCTCTGTCGGATCATTTACGGTTATTAAAGCGTCTTTTGATTTTAAGTTTTTGAGGTATTTAATTTTCATTTTTCATATCTAGTTTGTATTGATCCTTCAGCAGCTACGGGAATATCTGAAATCCACTCAGGGGGTTCCGACATAATTTTAATCACATTGTGTAACACTTCCTCCGCTTCAGTAGCGTCAGCTTCGACAACCATCTCATCGTGAACGTGCATGACAATATTGTATCCTGCTTTATCAACCCTTAGAAGCATATCAGAGAAAATATCTCGTGCTAATGCTTGAGAGGCGTTCTCCGCTACTAGTCCACCCCAAAGTCTTACGGGAACGTATTTACCATGTCTAGGAACTTTAGCGGTGTATTGTGTATTAGTCGGGTCACCACCTGTTTGAAGTGTCCCATAGTCCAGAACCCTGCCGCTAGGTAGGTCCACGGTAAACTTCGCGTGTAGTCTTTTGCCGTCTGCGTCATATCCTCCGGTGACACTTACTGAGCCTTTGATGTCTTCACTATATTCATACCAAAGAGATTTTATCTTCCTCATCTTTTGCCTATAAGTGTCCACTCTTTTTTGCGCCTCCTCTTCGGTGATAGATGACATACTCGCAAATCGTTTTGCTCCTGCCCCATATCCGCAACCTAACACCATTGCTTTTACGGCGTGTCTTTTTTCGGGGTCTTCTTTTTTAAGTATTCCTTTTTCTTCATCCCACATTCCAAATCGAATAGCAAACGCTTCATAAATATCATCTGTGTTTTTAATCTCCTCCATCATTTCGTGATCCTTAGCCAACCAGCAAAGTGTTCTTACTTCAATCTGAGAAAGGTCTACCACGATTAATTTTTTGTCAGGTTCGGGGCAAATCAAATGCCTCAAGTTCACCCCAAACATTTCCTCTCTAGGGAGGTTCTGTAAATTTAAGTTTCCTCCAGACCCACTAAATCTACCCGTGTGCGCCCCAAAATACATACAACCCCCGTAGTATCTACTATCAGGCATGGTTGCATAATCAAAGCTTTCCAACTTCTTTTTAATGGAGTTTATTCTTCTCCAGCTTTTTACCGCTCCTATCCATTTGTGTTCTTCGCGATGTTCCTCAATCCATTTTTGAGCGTCTTCATCTGCCTCGGCAAGACTATGTGGTGGGGTTATGCCGAGCAGTAAACATTGTTGATCAAAAGCTGCCCTACTAAGAAGAGGCTTTTCATCCAACCAAGGGATGTTTTGTTCCGCTTCAAACAAAGCTTGGTTGATTGTTTCTAACTGCTTTTTTAAAAGGTCTGTGTCGATGGGGATTCCCCTTTGAACTATCTTACGGTTTACCCTACTGATGTCCCTCTCAAACTGGGGCCACTGATCTTTGAGTGTTTCCCATAACCTGAGACACAATTCACTATCCTTGAGGGCGTATTCACTAACTTCGTCTTTAAATTCTGGGGACATATCCTCCCATCGTTTGCCAGACATATTGTCTCGTGTGGATTTATCTACAGTGAGATTGAAGAGTTGAGCCGTGGACCCTTTTAGTGATCTGGGTAGCTTGCAATATGCTGCAAGATCTGCAGTGCAGTGCCATTCTGCTGGGTCACAATCATCCCACCAGTTTTGGGATACACCATACAGGAACAAGGTTTCATCAAAGGAGGCATTGTGAGACAAGACAACATTGCCGTCCAACAAACTCCAGTCAAATTCTTTGGGGTGACCAACAAAATTTGTCCCCTCGGTCCCAACAACTGAAACCATGTAGGCATCAAAGTTGGGGTGACTGAAATACCCCAAAACTCCTAGAGTTCTTATGGAGCATTCCTTGTCGTAATATGTTTCGTAATCTATCGCGAAAGTATTCATAATATATGTATAGAGTTACCCCACCCTCCCCGAAAATAAAAGAGGGTGGGGTATTCTTGGGCTTTTATGCGATTACCCAAAGGCGGATGATTAACCAGCGCCAATTAACGCCGCCGCATTACCTAATCGGTGCTACTAACGAGTTCCAATTCGTTTTGTTTATGGAGATCCTTTAAGTTTTGCTCTAAGCCACTAAGCAAAATCTTGTTTGCCTGTAACGCCGTCTCCGTGTTTTTAACGACCCCTTCTAAATCCGAAATGGATTTTTTCATGGCTTCGATTTCAGTCTCGTAAACTTCTTGTGGTGTAAGATCTTTGTTCATACTACTGATTCATAAATCCTTCCACAAATGAGATGACTTCTTTGCTTGGCTCGTCTTGCGTAATCGCAAGAGAAGGAGCAAACCATGAATACTTTCCACGGGTAATAACCGAAGAAGTAAGATTCCACAACCTAGTGTGGATTGGTGTAGTTTTGTTGAATACCGCAAAGGTAGTCAACCGTTTGAAAGTCTGCCGATAGGCATCCTTTGCCACGTTGATACGACCCATAGCGTAGTTCTTCTTACCAAGCGGAAGAGGGAAAGCCTCAACATCGTCATTCCCTTCAAAGAGGAAAGTGATCTCAGCAAATTCAAGGAGGTTATACTCACTATCCAAAGCAAGTTGATTCTTCTCTTGTTCCGATCCTGCAATTCGGGGAACATCATCAGAGTCATAAGGGATGTCCTCACGCCACTGTTTCGTTGCAATCAAAGGGATAACTTTGATTGGGGTTTCGGGTTGGGCTAATACAACAGACTTATCGAGGACGATTGACCCATACGGAGCGGGTTCACCATCACGACAAGTAATGTCACTAGTTTTTTGGACGACATTAATACGAGGGATATCAATATCCGATGCGTCAATAGTGTCCGGCAATGCTGCTGTCGCTAGTGCATTAGTGGGCTTAGTTGCTAATTCAGTTTCTTTACTCATGGTTTCTATTTTCTAGTTTCTTGTTTCTTGGTTTCCTCAAGACAAGGTGTGCCTTGAGGGAGATTCTTCGATGATTGAATTTTCCTGACAGGTCTGAATGAAGGATTCTGCCTTCATTTTTTTCTGACCTCTTTCTGCCGTGTCGCCAATACTCTTGGCAATTTTGGCGAGGGGGATGGAAACGTGTTCCAATACTTGTTCGCTGTCCATCCCAAAGTCCTTGGCAAGTTCAATAAATTTTTTCTGGTCGGTAATGTTCCTTCTACCAGCCATTTTCTTCAAGCGAAGGTTTGGAAATTCTAAACCATCTTGAGCGAGTCGTATGGCTCGTTTCTTAAAACCATCCGCCCAATTGGTCACTATTTTTTGAATAGCCCAAAGCTGCTCTAAAACTTCTGGGTCTTCCGTAGAGTCAAGGTCTACATCAGGGAGTTGAGGATTTATTTTCTTAGCTACTTCTACCACCAATCCTCCGAGGGCTGGGCAAATACCTTCAAACTTACAAAACCTACAATTTACAGTAGGTGTTAGTTCAGATAGATCGGGTGTTCCCGAATCCCATTTGGGCCTGACTCGTTCAGCTTCCAGAATGACTGAGGAAAGATCATCAATAAGATCTTCTAGTTCATCCCTTTTAAATGTATCGGATAAAATTTCATTTCGTTGGGGGATGAAGAACACGAATGTAATTTCTTCCAACTCAGGGAATTTTTGGAAACACCCTATTGTATAAGCACGGGCTTGGTAATTATTTTTGGGTGTGTCGATGACACTTATCCCCGTCTTGTAGTCTATTAAGACACCTTCTTTTTTTCCAAAGATTGAGAGGTGATCACAAGTTCCGAACGTCGAGGTTCCTTTAAGTTCTATATCGAGAACAATTTCAGAGTGGGTTTCAGTCAGTTCTCTGTCCTCGTAGTTTTTCAAATACTCCGTTTGATCTGCAATGATCTCTTCGTAGATTGAAATCTCTTGTTCACTCTGGAGATTGGATGGGTCTAGGATTTCGATAGCCTCATGTATGCGAGTCCCCATCTCCGCCGCCGGATTGGTTCCTTCACGGCCTTTATATCCCGCACACCCCGCACAATACTTTAGCGACGAGGGGGAGAACTCTGCGTGTCCTCTATCAGCATGGTCTGGTGTTTTCATCAGACGGACTGTGGAGTAGACCAGAAAGTTGGTCAATAAGTTTTTTCAATTTTTTTGCATACCCCTGCAATAAAGGGCAACAAGGAACGCATCAACCATTCCATCATGGGGTCTACGACATCTTTTATTTTTCAACCAGCACTCTGCGGGAGCCAGTTCTTCAGCTTTAGCGAGAGCAACTT